TTATGATCATTAATATTGATAACAACAATATTGATAATGCACAAGGACTCAACCCCCTTGTTGCTCTTCGCCAGGTCGTTCCTGGTAACAATCAACCACAACCCGTGGTTGAGCCATTTGCCACCTTGGCAGTGGACCGAGATCACCATTTAAAATCACTCAAGGATAAAAAATATTTACTCACTGAGAAAGGTAGTGAAATTCTAGAACACCAAGGAATTTCACATCAAATAAAAAAAGATCCGTATACGGGCCATGGTCACGCCAACCTAGCATCAATACGATCGTATCTAGAGATATTTTTCTTACTCTCTATTTACACTCGTGATATAGTGTTGGAAATAGCTGCTTCAGCTAGAACAATTGGATTTAATCTACCCAATTGGTATACCACTAGACCTGACCTTGCACCAGACTATGCAGGGGACAGAGCGAAATATATAAAAAATCTGGATAGGGACCCTAGTCTACAATGCGCATGTACTGGAATATGCAGTCATGCAGACACTTATCTAGATAAAGAGATACATAAATCGTTCTGTGCACACTTATACTCTTGTGACGTTTTTTACTACACAGCAGGAGATATATTATATAAACAATTACAACGACCAAAAATTAAATCAATACATACCATGCATATACCTAAACAAGATACCAGTTACTCAACTAACTTTCTAGAAAATGAAGGAGAATTTACTTTTACAGCAGAAGAAGGAATCGACGTTTACGAAATAAAAGGCAAACTAATAGAAGTTAAGACCATAGGAACAATAACTATGGCAGTTAGGGGTAATGATTATAAAACATATAAGAACTATGCTTATTTTACAAAAAATAACCCTAACTTTTCATTTGAAGTAATTGACAAAATTACCTTAGAAAGAACCACCTATAATGTAGGTGTCTCCACTTTGAGACTGGTTGATACTGTCGCATCATACTACGGCAATTTTCAATTCAGGCTAGGTAATAATCAACCTACGCAGGTATCTAAAATACCCGTAGTGTCCTCCATCCATAGGCAATTACCAACTAATGTTAGTGATTTTGATTTCAATTGTGAACCACAAAATTTGAAAGATGGCAATTATTCATACACAAATGAAAAGAATGAAGAGAAACATTTCATAGTGGCTACAGGAGAAATAATAATGAAGAAGGTTGCGATATCTGTTTCTGTAGTGAATCAATTAACAAAGTTATTGGTTAAATTATTTCAAGAAAAATCTACTCTCCTTGATGATAATTTACTATATGAAAACTCTTTAAAAACAACAAACTTAATCCTAACACATGTTTCAAATGAAGTTAAAGTAGAAGTTTTAGCTTTATGTCTCAATTATGCGAAGACTTTTGCTAAACAAACACAAAAACTCTTTACACCAATTAAAATACAATCTATTAGAGAATGCTTCACCTTAGAGAATACTTTCTGGAGTTATATGGTATTATACTACACTATATTTGTTAGATTATTAAAAAAATATTTGATTATTACTTTTATTTTGACTATAGCTAGTATAGTACTTATTCTATCCTTCACTAACGTAATGATTTTCGTGTACACAATAACCATAGACATAATTTATATTCTCTATTACATAATATCTGCTATCATCAATATAGTAACCTTTAACTTTACAATAATACCACCTGTTGGAGCTACCTTCAACTTCACTACACCTATAGAATTAATAATGGGAATGTGTTCAATTAACAACAATTTTACCCTTAAAGATTATAAAAGATACATAAATCTACATATCCACCCAGATAAATCAAATGGAAAATATGATTTTATTCTATTCCGCGGTTTTTATGACAGTCTAGCTAGTGATGGGATAACAAACCTATGTGATATTAAGTTTGAAGATTACATAGTCAAGCCAGAAACGTTCGATCTATATTTTGAATTTGAATTTTGGGATTATGTTAACATGGCTCCTATCTATTTCTTATTATGGTGGGTTTATTTCTGTAAAAGAATTTTTGGAATTGATGGTAAAACTGCTTGTGAGTTATTAACTTACATAATGGGGTTTATTGGATATGTAATTCTGTTCGTAATAATAAAAAAAATACTATATTTCATTATCGGAATTTTGATGAAATTAATTAGGTATATATTTTTAAATTTGATCTTTATCACTAAACTATCTATTCCATTCGTAGTATTCTATTTCATAAGCTTGCAACTTGAATCAATTCATGTTAATACGCAACATGTATTCAGTACTAATGAAAAATTACAATTTTTTACACTAACCAATTTTATCATCTATCAAGTTGTAATGAATTTATTATTTGTCTGTAAAACAGCTTTAACTGATAAGATTTACTTAGAAGGTAAATGTACCACTATTGAAAACTTTGAAAAATTAGAAATTGAACCTGGAGTAATATGGAATGTCAAACAAGATGGAAAAAAAATTAGTTTTGATGGAGAAAATGCTAAATGTAGTTGTATTAAAAAGAAAATGTTGGTACAACTAGCTGACACTAAATATAAAGATCCAATAATATACAATGATTGTTTTATTAACATATTATCTGCAATCCGTCGTCTTTGTCAAAAAATGATTAATCCTGATCCTGAAGTATTAATTAAATTCAAGAACTGGTTTGATAGAATATTCAAAGATGAAATAGAAGAAATACTTAATAGTTTTGATTATTGTCCAAATCAGTGGTTCAATGGATTGAGTAAAGAAAAACAAAATGATGTCATACAATATCTCAATAACGAAAAGGGATTAATGTTAACACAACACCATTATTCTTACTCCATGTTTGTCAAAATGGAAAAACAAATAACAGATGGTATTAATTCAGATAAAACCAGATGTATAGCTGCTCCACATGCTTACTTAAAATATGCTATGGGACCAATAACTAGCAGGTTAGAAACCTTATTTAAAACTAATTTTAAAGGATACAAAATAGGTGATAATTGGGAAGACTGGGAGAACAATTATAAAAAATATGAGTCTATGGGATTAGATAAAACATTCCAATTAGATGGATCTGGGTTTGACAATACACAACATCAAAAATTGAAGAATATTGTAGATCATAAAATCTATAATTACATTAGAAATAATATACATCATATCAGTTTAGAAGAATATGACAAACTTTTTTTTTCCAAAAGGAGGACCATTAATCTTAAACAAGGGTACGGTAATAAATCTGTATATTTAGGAAACTTAGAAATAGAAGGAAGAACATTTTCTGGTAGTCCAGACACATCATTAATGAATACAATTAGAATGATATGTTATAATAGATTTGTCGTAGAAGAAATTATGAACTGTAAAGAATATGAATTGATGGTTAAAGGGGATGATACTGTGATCTTTTTTAGACCAAATGTAAACAATGATTTCATAATAAAATGTTTTGATAAGGTATTTTTAGAAAAGAAACTGAATGGAACTGTTTACAATCATGGATTGGGACAAATAGCTAAATTTTATAAAATAGGAGACATTAGTGATATAGACTTCTGTAGTACACATACTGTACCAATAAAGAATGGATATAAAATAGTACGACAATTTTACAAAATGATAGTCAATGATGTTTGGTCTGATTCAGGTAATAGCTATAACAGTAGACAATTACATACCCTCGTTGAAGATTTTGTTGTAAGTAGTAAAGTGTGGACAAAAGGTTCTGAACTCTTAGAGAGATTTTATCAAAACATGTTAAAACCATGGAGTGATTATTCAAAAGAACCACTAAGTAAAAATAAACCAAAGAGTAAATTAAAAATGGAATCAAAAAAACCTGATTTTAAATACACAAATCAAGTCAAGTGGCATGAACAACAACTAGAGGTTCGTAAATCCAGTTCTTCGTTTGAATTGGGAGATTACGAAACTTTCATAACCTCAAAGTATGCTGATCATCCTGCTTTGATACCATTTATCTATTATTCGATCTCGTAAACAAAAC